TTATGTGGAATTATGAAAAACGATTGCAATATCCGGTAAAGATTACACAAACGAACCCACAGATTGCCAAAGTGATCATTTCACAATTTGGTGGCCCATATTGCAGTAACCTATAACATATCCGCAAACCCTTATAAACAGAGGGCTCACGATATGTAAAGATGGAAGATCAGTTTTCCGTTTTTCTTGTCATAAACGATATCTTCTACCAAACTTCTCATAAAAATCCCTTTGGTATCATAGTCTATCGCATCATTTTTAATCACATCATATACAGTTTGCACGTTCTTGAGCACGTCAGATTTTGTTTTCGCGTCTTCATTATTCTTATTGAGATTTTCCAGTTGCATCAAAATATCTTCCCTGTCTTTTCGCAGACGCTCTTTGTTCCGTTTATATTCTTCCAAAGTATCTACTTCATTCTCATAAGCGAGACGGATCCGTTTCTCCCTGTTGGAAATTTTATCAAGTTCAGACAAGAGCGATTCACGTTCTGATATCTTCTCGCCGGTCTCAGCAGAGTGGTAGGAGTATTCAAAATCCATACCGGAAAGAAGTTTTTCAAAATATTCTTCCAGTGCAGCGATCACTTTTTTCTCTGATATCGAACAGGATTCGGTATGTATTCCTTTACTGTACTTATAACACTGAAAACCAGGTGAGTGCCTGTTTGCACCATTGTAGGCGAGAGAGGCCCCGCAGTATCCGCATTTTAAAATCCCTGATAACCAATGTTTACATGAGGATACATCACGGCGTTTCAGTGGCTTGTATGTAGTCTGTATCTTTTTCATGCGGGCTTCGAAGCGTTCTTTTGAGTAATGGACTTCATGTGTTCCCATGAATGTTATTCCATTCCACGCGACAAGACCATAATAGAATGGATTTTTCAAGATTCTTTCTACGCTACGGGATTCGAAAGGGTTCCCTCGTCTTGTGCGGACTCCCATATCGTTTAGCTTTCTTGTTATCTTTGTGGTATCTGAGTTGCGGTAATCAAATTCATCACAGATAAAATCCACGACCTTCATTTCATCCGGAACAATTTTATAAGGATCTCCGTTTCCAACAGCACGATACCCAAAAGGTGGGGACATCTGGTATCCTTTTTTTGTAGCCTTTTCTTTCATCCCTCTTAGGACTTCGCCAGAAAGCCGGATAGAGTAGTATTCATCCATCCATTCAATGATTCTCTCGATTAAAGAGCCGAATGGACCATCTATCAAAGGTTCTGACACACTCACAACATCAACGTTGCTTTGCTTCCGCAGCAGGGATTTGTATACGATAGATTCTTCTTGATTTCTTGCGAATCTGCTGAATTTCCAAACCAGAATCACATCAACTGGATGATCGGATGATTTTGCAAGCCCGATCATTTTCTGGAATTCTGGACGCTTGTCAGCTTTTCTACCGGATATTCCAAGCTCAAAGAAAACCTTCAAAATGATAATATTGTTTTTGGCAGCATATTCCCGTAATAGTTTCTCTTGCGAATCCGGAGAAAGTTCTTCTTGCTTATCAGTGGATACACGGACGTAACCATAGGCATATCTTGCGCTCATTTTAGATCATCTCCTCATTTAATTTATGTAAAAATAGGCACAAAAATAACAGCCAGCACATGAACAAATGTTCTGGATTGTGTAGCTGCTCCGAAGATGATACAATATTCGTGGATTTCAATAGCATATCTTCGGATATGTATTGCCGTCCCGGTGTTGGTAGCACCGGGGCGGTATTTTATTGTCCTAAAGAATCGAGAGAATTCATCAGGTCTTCCGTACTCATGCCGGCAGCGGAAGAAGTGTATGCGTCAGTGATCTGCTTTGCGTATTGGGTGTATACGTCAGTTAATTTCAATGACCATTCTTCATAAACACTGTACTCGTCCCCATTCTTCTGCATTAGCGTAGCCATTTCGGAAACGCCCTGATTAGAAATCTCGGCCAGTTTTTCAACCTTGCTATTTGATAATTCAGCAAGCGCATTTAAGTCTCCGGCAATCGGAGCTGCTTCGTTATTATATTCTTCCACAAGTCCCGGAGTCGCATCAGCAATCTTCTTTGTATAATCATCGAGAATACTTTGATACGTCACTTCGACTTCCGGTTCTTTTTCCGTAGCTTCTGTTTTCGCAGTATTCTCTTTTTCTGGCTCTTTATCTCCGCCACACGCTGTAATGGATAGAACCATAGCTCCAGTTAATAACATAGCTACAATTTTCTTTTTCATGTTTTTCCTCTTTTCTCCTGTACCTTAACACCACTTTACTCTATATAAACGCCGAAGCGGTTATATCATTTCCATGACCGCTAAATTAGGAATAAAATAGATAACATAATTATCTACAGTGATATACTCGCCATATTTTCCTTTGTAGCAGTCAATAGCTTCTTGCAGATATTCTTCTGTGACATGCAGATGTTCTGCAACTTCATATCTATTCTGGCATCCAGCATTAAAAGCTGATATGATGCCTCGCAATCCGATCATCCGGTTATACCCGTGCAATCTTCCTTTTTGTTCTTGCTTCATATTTTCAATATCTTGCAGATCAAATATATCGCCAACAGCAGTATGATGATGTCCGATTTCTTCAGCTAAGACGCAAGCCTTTTCTGCGGATGTTTTCAGCCTGTTGGATATCGCAATTCTATTTCTGTATATTAAACCATCACTGCCGGAAAGAGTCTTTTCGCGGACAATCAGTCCGCTATTATTCGCCTCTTCCAAAAGTTCTTCATAAATCGTCATTGTATCACTCCCATTCAGAGTCATCCATCATGATGTCTTTATCGTGTTTTCTCATTTCATCTGTTACTTTAATGTCAGTTCGTTCATGAGCTGCTAATACTTCTAAATGATTGTTGGATTCTATAAAATTCGGATTTCCAAGTAATATTTCAGAATAATTCAAAAGACTTTTCTTTCCATTATTATTTAGCTTTCTCATGTTCTCTAAAAGCTTATATTCTAATCTGTTTTTCCTGAACATACTTTGATCGTAAGCTTTCTTGAATTCCTCAACATTATTAAACGAAAGGTTATCAGGGCCAATCGCATCTTTAAATTCGTAGTCGTTACGTCCCATCGGTACGTCAAATCCCATCAACCATGACTCGCTTACGTTTAATGCTTTTCCTAAAACGAACAGTTTTTCTTGATTAGGTTCATTTTTTCCAGAACAGTATTGACTTATATCTGATTTGTTCATTTTTATCCCATATTGTTCACAGTATGGTGCAGTTAATTTCAGAACGTCTACTTGTCTAAGACCCTTTGTCTCCATAATCTTTTTTAGCCTAGTAGAAGTGCTTTCTTTCTTCATATAAATGTACCGCCTTTCTGATTATAAATATACCATACACTAAACAAAAGTTCAATATGAAAAACAATAAAGTTCAAAAAAATTAACTTTTGTATTGACAATGGTTGAAAAGGGTGCTAATATACAAATAGTTCAAATATTTGAACAAGAAAGGAGGATAAAATGGCATTCAATTATGACAAATTAAAAGGTCGAATAATTGAGAAGTTCGGAACTCAGTACAGATTTGCAGAAGCTATGGAATGGTCAGAAAGAACGCTTTGCTTGAAATTAAGTAGTGAGAGACCGTGGAAGCAGACAGATATCTGTAAAGCAGTAGAACTTCTAGATTTGGCACAGGAAGACATACCTAAATATTTTTTTAAAGAAAAAGTTCAAAATATTGAACTTTGAAAGGATGGTCGAATGACAGAACTCGTATATTTAAAAAATGACGAAGCAGTGTGTGACAGCTTGCAAGTGGCTGAGAAGTTTGGAAAGAGACATTCGGATGTAATCAGAGCTATTGAAAATTTGATAGAAAATGACTCAACGCAAAATTGCGTTCAGTGTTTCAGCAAAACATCTTATAAGGATGGTACTGGAAAATCAAATAAGATGTACCGAATGAATAGAGATGGCTTTTCTATCTTAGCAATGGGATTTACCGGTAAGAAAGCAATGGAATGGAAATGGGCTTACATCAAAGCATTTAATCAGATGGAAGCGTTCATCAAAGAAAAGACAACTCAGACATGGGTAGAAACAAGAAAAGCCGGAAAACTGACCAGAAGAGCAGAGACAGACACCATTCAGAAGTTAGTGGAATACGCAAAAGAACAGGGGAGTACACACGCAGAGATGCTTTACATGACCTATTCAAAACTGGCAAATAAGATGGCTGGAATTGGAAAACGTGATGAAGCAACAGTTATGCAGCTGAACAATCTTTCGTTGATGGAAAACATCATTCTCCATGTGATCGACACTGGAATACTGACTGGAAAACATTACAAGGAGATTTATCAGGAGTGTAAGAAGAGACTGGAAACCGTGAAGGATCTGGCTTACCTGGAATCAGTGGCGTAGCCGATTACTTCGGTGTATCAGTTGAGTATTTCTTGGAGTAGGAGGCAGAAAGAAAAATGAAATGTCCTAAATGTGGAGAAGAAAAGAGAGTCAGAGGTAATGATTCATTTTGTTGGAAATGCGGTTTTCCGTTAAATGCAGCAGCACGCGATGGAAATGTGCTGGAGTTAAGATCCTTTTTTCTGGATGTTGATTCAGGCGTGATGCTTGTGAATGGGAAAGAAGTAAATAATGTGACCGCATTTTCCTTTGCATTAGATAAGGGAAAATACGGTCTGTCGATAACACTAGATAACCATTTTCAAGCTATTGCATCGTTAAATACTGGAACAAAAGTTTCATAACTAGCTCTGGGAGCCAATGATGTTTAGATAAAATGTCACTAAATTTTGATAAAAATCCCTTTTTTAATGGCGTGTCATTTTCTGTTAAAGCCTCTATATATGAAATCAATTTTTCGGCTTCAACAGTATCTTTTGAAGAAATGTTTTGTGAATGGATAAAAGAAAGGGCTTCTTCAAAAGAGATGCCATTGTTTACGGTGATACATCCGGTATTGCTAATAGCTGAACCTGTAACAGGTGCATTAAAAATATTAGTTTGCGCAGTTGGATTCAGAGCAGATTCAAATTCTTTATAATTTATACCTTTATGAGTAATTTGGTGAACAAAGCTACCACTCTTATAAAATTTGATTTTGACATATCCTTCATCTTCCAGGTATCTCAATGCAGCATCTACTTTGAAGATAGGTAGTTGAGTGGCATCTGCTATGGTGGCAAAATTTATCATTTCTGAATTTTGATTTTGAAAAACAGAAGCAAGATAATCAAGAATAACTTTAGAATCATTAGTGATCATAGTGTCATATCCTTTCGTATTTGATAAGGAGATTATAGCACAGACAGGAGGAATAATGAACAATTTAACAGTATTCGAGCAAAACGGTCAGCTACTCACCGACAGTAGAGAAGTAGCAATGATGGTAGGAAAAGACCATGCAAAACTTTTAAGAAATATAAGAGAGTATTGCAAACATTTGAACGAATCCAATTTTGGATTGGTTGATTTCTTCATCGAATCAGCTTACACGGATTCAAAGGGAGAAGTAAGACCATGTTACCTCTGCACAAAGAAAGGATGCGACATGATCGCCAACAAAATGACCGGAAAGAAAGGTGTCATTTTCACAGCTACATATATTGAAGCATTCGAGAAGATGAAAGACTTCATCGAAAAAGGGACGCAGTACGTAGGCATTCCGTTAAAAGAACAGGTGGAATCACTGGAAGTAGTAGCAAGCATGCTGAGAATGAACGATGCAAGCAAATTGCTGATGCTGAAAGGGTTCTATGATTCTTACCATATTCCGACAGGGTTCTTACCGAATTATGAGTTTAACGGAAATAGGGAAATGAAGTCACTCACAGCACTGCTGAAAGAAAATAATCTCGGAATCAGTGCGGTGCAGTTCAATAAGAAACTTCTATCTTCCGGAATCTTGGAAGAAAAGGAACGCCAGTCAAGTAAGGGAAGAGTGAAGAAGTTCAAATCACTGACAGAGAAAGGTTTGAAATACGGTGAAAATGCAGTCAGTCCTCATAATCAGAAAGAAGTGCAGCCATTGTATTACAGTGACACGTTCAACGAACTATTTGAGATGGTGATGACCGCCTAGCCGGCTCTGACCCGGTGTAAATTCAGAGGACAGAATACAAGAAAGAGAGGTAAAACATTGATGAAATTAAAAAAGAGATTAGAGAACCTAGAAAGAAAAAGCTTTTATTACGATTATATTACTAGAAAATACGTATCTGATAAAAACTTATTCGATGAGTTCGACAAAATTGATTCTGAATTTAGAATTTCAGAATTGGAAAAGCGAGCAGATAAAAAAAGTACCTGCCCGCTACGGATTATCTTAATCCTTGCAATCTCCGCTTTAATGTTGCTTGTTGTTCAGCTTTTTTTGAAATTTCGTCAGTCAAGTCATTAGATTTGAGAATTCGAATTAAAGAGTCTGTTAAAACTTCTTCTAATTCGGATTTTGTAATCGTTTCATTTTTACAACATGTGTTCACACAGTCGGAAACGATATTTTTAATAGTTGTATCAAGCATAACATTTCTCCTTTCGTAATACTCGGACATGCCAGTGTCCTGTATTTACAGTATAGGAGATATGGAAACAAATGACAATAAAGATTCAAAACAGGAGGTAAAAGAGATTGAATGAATTATTCACAATCAACGCAGATGGTAATGAACCGACCGTATCAGCAAGAGACTTACACAAGGCTCTTGGAATAAGAAAAAGATTTTCTGAGTGGTTCGAAAAGAATTCACAAGGATTTATTGAAAACGAAGATTTCTCCAACCCGTACCTAAAAGTACGAGTTCAGATTGAGGGTGGTAGAGAAGTTCAAAGGGAGGTCGAAGATTTTGATTTATCAGTAGACATGGCAAAGCACATCTGCCTTATGTGTAGAACTGATAAAGGAAAAGAATGCCGACAAAGATTAATTGACCTCGAGAAAGCATGGAACACACCGGAACAGGTAATGGCAAGAGCCTTAAAGATGGCAGGAAAGACCATCGACAGCCTGAAAGACAGGTGCAAATTCCTTGGCGGACAAGTGGTAGAGCAACAGAAGCTAATTGAGGAGATGACACCGAAAGCGAACTATGTTGACCATATTCTGGAATCAAAATCGTTGGTAGCGACTACGCAGATCGCCAAGGACTACGGAATGTCTGCGGTGAGATTTAACCGGATTTTGAATGATATGAAAATCCAGTACAAGGTTAATAAACAGTGGGTGCTCTACTCGAAATATCAGAATTGCGGCTATGTACATAGTAAAACAATCGATATTACAAGGAGCAACGGTGATCCGGATGTAACAATGCAGACACAGTGGACGCAAAAAGGACGCTTGTTTTTATATGAGGAACTTAAGAAAACCGGTATTTATCCAGTAATTGAGCAGAACGCAGCATAAGGAGGTACACATGAGCGAAAAAGAAAAGGAAATCATCAGAAAAGTAGCGCAAGCACTGCCGGATATGTCCGACATGAATAAAGGATACTTTCTCGGCTTTGCGGAGGCTATGGCATCGCAGAAAAGCCAGAAAAAGGAAGAAGAAAATGAGGACAAGGAGAATGAATAGGACAACATACCTCGGACAATCCATCTGGCATACATAGTAGAGGGGTGGTGAAATGAAAGGAATCGAAGTAGTAAGCATGATCAAAATCAATGGTTCTTGGGTAAACCAGGAGGACTTAAGCAAAGAAGAGTTTTCTCAGATTTTGGAGAAAAAATTAGACGAGACAATGAAAAATATAGGATTCGAAAGAAGAAAAACCGCCTAGGCGGTAGAAAGGGAGGACAAGCATGGAAATTAAAGGAACCTACCACTGCCAGACTACCAACCACCCCAACACATTAAATAGCTGGGACATCCGGTCAGTCTCTGTAGAGATGCCGGAAGTGCAGGACAAGCCTTACTGGATCAGAGTCGGTGCGATGGTGATCGGGTTTATCTTGGTAATGCTGGCGTGGTATCTGGTGTTTGGGTATTAAAAAAGAGTGCTGTCACAGGGCGGCAACCCTCGAGCACTCAAGAAAAGTAAATCAGTTAAAGTATAGAGAAAATTTGAGGAAAAGTCAAATGATTACAAAAACAATACTTAGCAACCATGAAGAATGGCTTAAAAATAGAAAAAATGGAATCGGCGGTTCTGAAATTGCCGCTGTAATCGGGAAGAATCCGTACATGACAAATGTGGAGTTGTGGGAGTTGAAAACTGGAAGAAAGGAAGCAAAAGACATTTCAAATCTTCCTTATATTAAATATGGTACACAGGCAGAGCCATTATTAAGAGAACTCTTCCGGCTGGACTTTCCAGAATACCAAGTGAGATATGAGGAAAACAACAGTTTTCGAAATGATAAATATCCCTGGGCGCAGGCTTCAGTAGATGGTTGGCTTTTTGATGGAGATGGGAGACTTGGAATCTGGGAATGTAAGACAACGAACATTTTAAACGGAAATATGAGAAAGAGATGGGACCACCAGATCCCGGATCATTATTATTGCCAGTGCTTGCTGTATATGGCAGTTCTTGAGGCTGATTTTTGCGAGTTAAAAGCGCAGCTAAAAAGTGAATATGCTGGTGAGGTATTCGTTCAAACAAAACATTACCATTTTGAACGGAAAGATGTGAAAGAAGATATGGAATACCTGATGAAAGAAGGAAAACGATTCTGGGGATACGTGGAGCGAGATGAATGCCCGCCGCTTATCATTCCGGATGTAATAAGAAGATAAAGGAGAGAAAAACATGGAATTAAGAGTCAATGAAGTGAAAATGCCGGAGAAAATTACATTTAATTATGAAGAATTAAGGTCAGAAATACAGAAAATAGTAGAAGACCACAGTAATTTAGTGTACACCGGAGAGCAAATTAAGGATGCTAAATCAGATAAAGCAAGCTTGAATAAGCTAAAAAAAGCCTTAAATGACGAAAGAATAAGACTGGAAAAGGCTTATTTAGAGCCATTTAACGAATTTAAGACTCAAATTAACGCCTTAATTAAGCTTATTAACGATCCTATTAACCTTATTGATAAGCAAATTAAGGAATTTGAAGAGTACGAGAAGCAGGAAAAACGAAAGCAAATCGAGGAACTCTGGAACAGTAAATCAACACCGTTCGAAATTTCTTTGGAATGTATTTTTGACAGTAGATGGTTAAATAAGACAACATCCATGAGGTCCATCGAAGATGTTATGAATGCATTTATCACAAGCGTGGAGAAAGATGTGGATACACTTTCAAAATTACCGGAATTTGGCTTTGAAGCATTAGAAGTCTATAAATCCACTCTGGATATCAACAGGGCGTTAAATGAAGGGCAGCGCCTAGCAGAAATACAGAGGAAAAAAGCAGAATACGAAGCAGAACAGGAAAAATTGAAAGCAGAGAAGGAAGCAAAAAATGAGGCAGAGTTCCAGAAGAAAGAAGAGGATCTTCCTGGACAGATTGGATTTACAGACGCAAAATCTTTTGAAGAATGCATGAATCCACCGGAAACAGAGATGGCAAAGTGCGTGACAGGGATTGAAAAGGAAGTATTTGAGGAGTGCGTAGCTAGGGAGCGCCAGTGGGTATCATTTCAGGCAAATTTAACAACAGAGGACGCTTTGGCATTAAAAGCATTTTTCAATAGCAGAAACATTGAATTCAAAGCAATTTAAGAAAGAGAGGAAAAGAAAATGGCAGTAGGAAATAGTTTAACAGCAAGAAAAAACACAGGAATCTCAGCATATTTGACACGGGAAGCAGTTAAAAACCAGATTAACAATGTGATTGGCGGGAAGAACGGTCAGAGATTTATTTCTGCAATTGTATCGGCTGTAAATAACAATGCAGCATTACAGGAATGCACAAATCAATCGATCCTTTCCGGTGCGCTGCTGGGTGAGTCGCTGAACCTTTCACCGTCTCCGCAGTTGGGACAGTATTACCTTGTGCCGTTTAATGACAGAAACAAAGGTAAGGTGGCGCAGTTTCAGCTTGGATATAAAGGGTATATCCAGCTCGCAATTCGTTCCGGACAGTACAAAAAGCTGAACGTACTGGCGATTAAAGAGGGCGAGCTTGTCAGGTTTGATCCTCTGAACGAAGAGATTGAGGTACATCTGATCGAGGATGAAGAAGCGAGGGAACAGGCTGAAACAATCGGATATTATGCAATGTTTGAGTATACAAATGGGTTTAAAAAGGCGATCTATTGGAGCAAAAAGAAAATGGAAGCCCATGCATTAAAGTATTCCAAAGGATATCAGGCGAAAAAGGGATACACGTTCTGGGAAAAGGACTTTGACGGAATGGCATATAAAACTATGCTGCGTCAGCTGATCTCTAAATGGGGAATCATGTCTATCGATATGATGTCGGCAATGGATGCAGATATGGCAGTGATAAACGATGACGGAACAAAAACATACGTCGATAACGATAGCGATGTGGAGATTATTGACATGGAACAGTCGCAGGAAGAAAAAACTGAATCTTCCGAAAGAGGACAGAGTGCAGCAGCGGCATTGTTTGGAAATTAAGAGGTGAATTGATATGAATAAAATTATTTTATGCGGACGACTGACGGCAGATATAGAAATGAGATACACAAATGACGGGAAAGCAGTAGCAAGTTTTAATTTTGCCGTAAACCGCAGATTTAAGAGGGACGGAGATCCAAGCACCGACTTTTTCCGGTGCGTAGCATTCGGAAAGATTGCGGAAACATTCGAAAAGTGCAATGTTGGAAAGGGAACGAAACTCTTAATTGATGGAGAAATGAGGAACAACAACTATGAAAAAGACGGTGTGAAGTATTATGGAATGCAGATGATTGTCAGTGGATTTGAGTTTTGCGAAAGCAATGGAAGCAGCGGACAGTCTGCTCCGCAATATGGACAGCCGGACCACGATGGATTCCAAAACGTCCCTGATGGAGTTGATGAAGAACTTCCGTTCATGTAGGGCGATCACATGAAGAAAACAAGAGAATGCATACATTGCGAGAGATTTTGGGAGTGCAAAGGCAAGGAAAAGGATGAGCCTTGCCTGCACTACAAAGAAAGGAAAGAAAATGGCAGTAAACAGTAAAAAGAAAGGTGCAAGATTTGAACGGGAATTAGCTGGTATCTTCCGTGATTATGGATATCAAGAAGCGCGCAGAACAGCGCAGTACTGTGGAAATACGGGTGATGCTTCTGACGTAGTCGGTCTACCTTTGATTCACGTGGAAGCAAAACACCAAGAGCAGATGCGGCTTTATGACTGGATGGATCAAGCAAAGAGAGATGCCGCAGCGAATAGAACAGGAAAGCTTCCTGCTGTATTCCATAAGAAAAACAATCATAAAATCCTTGTTACGATGGAGCTGGATGATTGGATGCAAATATACCGCGAATACCAATCTGGAATGCAGATAGATACAGAAAGGCTGTGATTTAATGTCAAAACGATACTACTGGCTTAAGCTACAGAAAGATTTTTTTACACAGCCCAAAATTAAAAAGTTACGGAAAATTGCTGGCGGCGATACTTATACCATTATCTATTTAAAAATGCAGCTGCTGAGTTTAAGCAATGGCGGAAAGCTGTTTTTTGATGGGATTGAAGAGAGTTTTTCAGAAGAAATTGCTCTGACAATAGATGAAGATCCAGACAATGTGAAAGTAACTGTGCAATACCTACTATCTCAAGGACTTATTGAGCCCTGTTCCGAAACAGAATTTTTAATGACGGAAACCCAGTCTTTAATCTGCTCGGAATCGGAATCAGCGGAGCGTGTCAGGGCATCAAGAAAAAATAAGGCGTTACAATGTAACACGAATGTAACAGAGTGTAACAACAATGTGCAGAAGTGTAACACAGATATAGATATAGAGTTAGATAATAGAGATAGAGTAAGAGATAAGACTGATAGCAAAATAAGCTATCAGCTGATCGCCGACACATTTAATGATATCTGTAAGAGTTTTGATAGAGTTGAGCGGATTTCCGATAGCAGGAAGGAAGATATTGATGCAGCCTGTAAGAAATTTGGTTTTGAACAGATCAGAACCGCATTTGCAAAAGCAGAGAACAGTAAATTCCTGAAAGGCGAAGAATGCAAAGGGGCTTATAAATTCAAGGCGAATTTTAACTGGATTATCAAAGAAGAGAATTTAAAAAAGATTCTAGGAGGAAATTTTGATAATGAGCCGGGAAGAACAGAGAAGCAATCAAAACCGCCAGTAAGCAGAAATCTAAACAACTTTGAGCGCAGAGGATACGACATGGACTCTCTGGAAGAGCAACTACTGAACTCGAATTAAGGAGGAACTATGGAACCGAAGAAAGTAACAATAAATTACGCTCTGCTCTGCAAGGAACTAGAAAAGCAGGGCAAGACGAAAGAGAAATTCTCGGCAGAACTCGGGAGAAGCAAGTCTTTTGTCTGCAATATGGCAGCGTTTATGTACGGCAGCACCAAGCGCAAGAGAAAGAAGAGGGTGAGAGGAAAATGAGTAGAGCAGCACATTTTTTGGATAAGTACCGATTCCAGATTGAAGAGATGGTGAAACTTAGATGCACAGACGATCATATCCTCAAGGTCTTACACGACACCCAAAAGGATGTGCAGTTCTCAAAGGAAACTCTCGTCCGCTACATGGATGAGACTGGGATCCGGAAACGCAGAGTAGTAAAAGGATGGACGCAGGAACAGGTCTTTGAATGGGAGGAATACTGCAAAAATCTAAGAGGAAACGAGAGAATCAAAGGAATGTTGATCGTTCCGGGAGATAAGAAGAAAGAAAAATAGAAAGGAGCCAGCCTCCGGCCGGGGCAAGGGTATACCGGGCTTCTGAGAAAATGGATAAAGAGAAAAAAGCAATCGAAAGAATTAAAATGGCAAGTGAAATGAGTCTGCATCACTATGGTAGACCGCTTATTTGCACATACAGCGGAGGAAAAGATAGTGATGTGATGTTAGAGATTTTTAAGCGATCCGGAATCCCGTTTGAAGTGCATAACAGCCATACAACGGCAGATGCGCCACAGACAGTTCGGCATATCCGGAAGGTATTCCGAGAACTGGAACTGCATGGAATTAGGTGCGAAATAGAAAAACCACGCTATAAAGGAAAATTGATTAGCATGTGGAGCTTAATTCCAGAAAAGCTTATTCCGCCGACAAGAATTGTAAGATACTGTTGCTCTACGCTGAAAGAAACTGGATGTGCAAACCGGTATATCGCAACCGGAGTAAGATGGGACGAAAGTACTTCCAGATTGAAAAGGGAAGAGTTTGAAAAGCTCGGACAAACCCAAAAAGAGAAAGAAAAATTTACGAAGATAATGCTGATGGAGGATAACGATGCACGAAGACGGATGAGTGAGCTATGTATGCAGCAGAAAAAAATGATTGTAAATCCTATCATAGATTGGACGCATAGTGATATCTGGGGATATATAAATTCCGAGAAAATAGAGACGTGCGAGCTGTACCAGTGCGGATATGATCGTGTGGGGTGCATTGGTTGCGTGATGGCAGGAAAGAAACGATACAAAGAATTTGCAGACTTCCCGGGATACAAGAAATTATACATACATGCGTTTGAAAGAATGTTGCAAGAAAGAACAAGGAGAGGAAAAGAGAATACGTGGAAAACAGGAGAAGAAGTTTTTAACTGGTGGATGGAAGACGAAAATATACCAGGGCAAATGAGCATAGAAGACTTTATTACGGAGGAATAGGTGATGGGAAAAGTTGATGATTATACAGCCGGTAGATCACAGGGATTGATTCTAGCAAGGGAGATTGTAAAAAAAGACGGTATCGAGGGACTGGAGAAAGAAATCCAGTTCCGGAATATCACAGGAATAAATACAGCATTAACCAGAAAAGAACTAAACATTGCCTGCGAGAAGATTAAAAACATGACGCTGGACACAATGATGGTGATCGCAGTTGCGACACTGCACGACGAATTCGGTTTTGCCGGGAAACGGTGCAAGAGATTTATTGACCGGATGAACCTTAAGGCAGAGTGTCTGGTGGATGATATGGCAACGTGGGACGAATACACAAAGATGATTAAGGATGAGATCGGAATCGAGATGACGATACGGAGGAATGACTAATGCCAAAATGAAAGAAACACCAGAACAAATTATCAACAAATGCGTGAATAGCATAGTCAAAGAGATAGCGAGATGGAAATACATACAAGAGCATGGATGCAACGATCCGTTCTGGCCAGATGGATGCAACATGAATCTTACAAGAAACCATATTATAAGCTACAAGCATGATATACGGGAGATGTGCGAAGAGAATAATATGCCACTGCCGGAGGGATATTACCTGCCAACGCCGCCGGAAGTTGATAACAACTACATGGCTAGCCTAAAGCAGAAAGAGAGAGTCGAAAGAATGTGCCGGTATGGAGCGAAGTTTACGAAGAAAAAGACAGAATATGACTTAGAACAAATGAGTTTGTTTTAACGGAGGAATGACTAATGCCAAAAACAGAAGAAACATGGATGGACGGGATCACCTCAGAAATGATGGAGCATATATGCGACAACCTGTGCAAGCATCCAGATCAGTTAAGCGGTGAAGCACTGGAAGATAAATGCGCAGAGTGTAAGATGGGACGGTTTGTGCGCGATATTTTGAACCAATATAACAAGGTGAATGATTTTACAAACAGCCAGTGTGCGAAGCTGTTGGAGCAGATGCATGAGCTGGAAGAGCGTGATACGGCGAAGAAACCGAAAAAATACGGAGTGACAGACAGCCAAGGTGTATTCTATCCATTGGTTGGAGTTGATGGAGTACCGTATGACTTATGTCCGAATTGTGATAGTAATTTATGTACAACTGGTATGTTTAGAAGAAGCAAAGAAAGAATGAAGTATTGTGAGAAGTGCGGCCAGAGATTAGATTGGAGTGAGTAACATGGAAGAATTAAAGAAATGCCCGTTTTGCGATTCCGACAGAGGATATTATATGCTGGAAAGAGTACATAGAGCTTTATTGTTTAATTTTGACGGTGAACCGATCGGAGGAACAGAAGATATGACAGACTATGCGGGGCGTAGAAAACAATGTATCAACTGTCATAAGATACTCCCCAAAAAAATGTTTGAGGAAGTGATGGAAAAGTAAATTATTATTCCAAATTTCAGAAGAGCATTTGGAAAAATATTTTGAACTGTTGGAGGTGGAGTGATGAAAAAATATGATATTTTAATTGCAAAATTGTATGCGTGCTGTGGAAATCAGGAAGAGTTTCCGCGTGAGCCGATTACCGTTGATACTAATAAAATGAGTGAGTTATTAGAAGGTGTATTTATAGAAGCGGGATTGTTGGAGGTAGAGTGATGAAAATAATGATAACTATATTGCGCAAAAATGGAGAATGCAGAACTTGGACAAATGCAAGTGCGGAAGAACACTTAGTAATGAGTCTTACAGCTTACGCGGAAGGTGTAAAAAGATGTGCGGAATCATGGGGAAAAGAAACGGAAGAAGTGGAAAGAGTGCTGAAAGAAGCGCTGGAAAACGAGAAATAAAGTATGAACGTATTAGAGAAAATCGTGGAAGAAATCGAATCCATGAAAAATGACGCCTACGAAACACTGAAGGAAGAAAAGAAAAGACATGGAGCGAGCAAAACAGCAGAAGAGCTGGAAAGCTATATGTATGGGCTGACTCGCGCAGTAGATATTGTGGAGAAGTATGTGGATAAGGAGAATGTGGAATGAACGTATTAGAAAAGATTTTGGAAGAGATAGGAAATGCATCAATTAAAGTGTCTACTGTAGGATTACCGCATAAATACTTTAAAGCGATCGGAACTAAAAAGATCGAGGAAATCATCCGTTCTCACATGGACGATATTCCAAATTGCGGAGATTGCAGTCGAAGAAAGCAGTATCAGATCGGATATGAAGACGGGAAGAAAGATAAAGACTGGATTTCAGTAGAAGATAGATTGCCAGAAGATGATGATATGAGATTCTATATGTGTATTGTCGAAAATCACGAAGAGGATTTGCCGATGTTCTGCCAGTATGATAGTGAATATGGATTTGGATTTTGGCATGATATTTACGATTCGACAAGTTTAGGATTTGTTGATACGGAGTTTAGTACAAATGATGAATTGGGGTATGAAAAGGTTGTAGCATGGCAGCCACTTCCAGAACCATACAAGGAGGAATAACATGGACATTTTAATCACAATCGCATTTTTGACCCTTTACTACATATTGGGACCGGGAACCGTGATTACTTTAAAGACAGGATTGGAAGAGGATGTAAAACTAGAAGGTGCGGATTACCTGATGGCTGCGGGATTCCCGATACTGCTATTTGTGGTGTTTTTGGATTGGATTGTGCGAAAGATAGTGAGGTAGGAAGATGAAAAAATTTAATTGGAACGAATTTAAAAATAAAGACAATAAGATTGCGGTGTACTGTAAGACTGAGGAGGAAGCGGTAGACTTTTGTAAGCAGATGCACGAACATGGAATGAAGTGGTGTAACGGAGAAAGTTATTTGAAAAATACAAATTATATGCGCAACAAAGGAACGTGTTATTACGGAAGCGGAGAATATTCGACTCGTGATTTTGCGGAAAAGTACAATTATAAAATCTTAGAATGGAGTGATTACATGGACAAAGAATTTACCAAGGCAGATCTGAGAGATGGGATGGTAGTTGAGCAAAGAAATGGTGAAATGTATCTTGTATTGGCCGGGATGGTAGTGAGAAGAGGCGGACGCAATCATATAGGCGGTTATGATGATGACTTGAAATGGGAAGGTTATACAGGAGGAGACATCGTTAAAGTCTATAGGATTACTCCGGAATCACTCGGATGCATAAAAGATGTGTTTATTAAAGGCAACCTCGAACTCATCTGGGAACGCACCGAATCGAAGAAAATGACTGTGGAAGAAATGAAACAGAAGCTGGAAGAGCTGACAGGAGAGGAAATTGAGGTAACGGAATGAACAGGGAAACCATGAGACGCAGGAAGGAGAAGAGAAAATGCTAATTGAAGATAAAGTGCAGATAGAAGCAGTGAAAACAAGATCGTATATGATGGGCGAGATAGACGGAAAAGTGATGATTACGCAAGGTAGATATATTGTATTTGTGAAGAAAGAAGATTTCTTGCTCGACATAGATAAGCAGAAGAAATTGCCAGAAGATGGGGTGAAACGTTTTTCCACAGAAAATATTCAGAGCCAAATGAGGGCGGCCAAGTTGTCAAACAGAATGCTTACAACTGGCAAAAGCATTCTGAGAGCAATAAGAGACGAGACAACAGGGGAATACGCTTGGTTTGATAATAAATATTTGAAAATGTTTGACGGATGCACGCCAAATCTTATTAAATACCAAGGAAACTCTGAATACTACGATGCCGTGTTTACACGCTACGGAGAAATAATAGGCATCATACTTCCTGTGAGGGTGAGTGAATGGTGATAATAAGCTAGATGTAGAAAGGAGACAGCGGACATCATGAAGAAAATAGAAGCATACACTATGGCAACGAGAAAGCCCTGTGAGACCGCTTTAAAGCAACAGGAGCATAAAGCCTTTGCCTGTGATTTTAAAAGGGCTGACAGAACAAATACGGACACTCTGGAATACATAGCAAGCAAGTACAACATCAAAAAGCCAATTCCGGGAGGTGATTGAGGTGGATAAGAATATAATCTATGAGTACATGGATGCGAAAGCGCTTGTGAAAGAGACAGAGGAAGATATCAGACGGCACAGAAGAAAGACGTTTGTGCAGGATAAAGTGACAGGCAGCAATCCAGAGTTTCCGTACCAACCACAGAGCTTTAATATCTCTGGATGTGTAGAGAACACGGTGAATATAGACGAAGAGGAACGGTTGTTGGAAGAACGAAAGCTGAACGCAAAGCAGATTAAAGTAAAAGCAGAGCGAGTAATCAATAAAGCTCCGGTAAGGATGCAGAGGATTATCCGGTTCAAGGTCATGCAAGGACTGACGTGGGATGAAGTGGCTGCGAAAATGAAAGGAAATTGCACAGGGGAAAGCGCAAGGAAAGAATTTCAGAGGTGGATGAAAGAAAAATAAAGTTTGTCCGTTTTGTCCACATTGTCCGCTTTAAATAATATATAGTATAACATGGAGTTAGAAGAAAGACTCCAAAAGCTTTCCAAACAACATTCGGAACACCGCCGGACTTTCACCCTTTCTCGTCTGGCGGTGTTTTTATGCCGTGGCAAATGTAGGGCAGACAGGTTCGACTCCTGTACACGGCTTCGGATGTAAAGTAGCGGCTGGTAGACGGCCCTTAAATGATTAAGCGCGCGATCGGCTTTGCATCTGATTGGTACCAATAGCAGGTATCCGCAGATCTGCAAAACAAACAAAAATAGATTCAGCAATCTATATTTAGTGTCAGTACCCGAGTGCGGATAGGGTAAAGGGTGTCAATAAAAGGCATCCTACGGGTGTATAGCTCAATTGGTAGAGCAATCGGCTGTTAACCGATGTGTCGTAGGTTCGAGTCCTGCTATACCCGTTGTGGACTACTGCAAGTTACTCCTTTTTCCTATAAATTTTGATTGTGTACTTGGTTATTTTGGTTTTGTTGCTGTTATAATTCTTTCATTTTGCAGTAGTCCTAAATTCTTAGCATCCAGAGATGGGTGCTTTTATTATGCTTAAAAGGTGGTGAGTCCTATGACAGAAAAACAGAAAATATTTGCAGATGAGTACTTGATTGATCTAAATGCCACACGGGCTTACCGCGCGGCGTATCCGAATTGCAAAAAAGATAGTTCGGCAGATGCAGCAGCGAGAAAATTACTCGGAAATACTCGGATTCAAACATATATCACAGAACGAATGGAAGAACGGCAGAAACGAACGGAGATCACCCAGGACATGGTGCTACAGGAACTAGCTGCGATTGCTTTTTCCAAGGCTTCTGACTACGCGAAAGTAGTTGAGAAACAGGCTACAGCAGAAGTAGATGGAAATATTATTCCACTCGTAGGAGAGGACGGAGAACCGATTCTGTATCGGACCGTAGAATTGGAACTTACAGATAACCTTACGGAGGAACAGCAGCGAGCCCTCGGAACGATTAAAAAGGGGCGCGATGGATTGGAACAGAAGCCCTGCGACAAGGTAAAGGCGCTTGAGCTTCTCGGCAGACATTTAGGTATGTGGAATGACAAGCTGGATGTAGCAGGAGATATGGACATGAAGATTGTAGTAGACTATGGTGATGAGGATGAAGGAAGTTAATGTTGGATTTAACAGAAATTTCAAAGAGTTTAATGAGTGCAAGAAACGATATCGACTGGCAAAAGGCTCTGCCGGATCCGGAAAGTCGGTAAACATTGCACAGAATTTTATCATCAAACTTGGTGATCCGAAGTACAAAGGTGCGAATCTTCTGTGCGTCCGGAAAGTAGACACAACAAACAAAGATAGTACTTATGCGGAGTTGAAGAGTGCAATATACAAGATATACGGGGATAAAGCGGGATTATTCTGGCAGATCAGAAGCAATCCAATGGAGCTGATCTCTAAAGTAACTGGAAATAAAGTGATTTTTCGAGGAATGAAAGACGATGGACAGCGAGAAAAAGTAAAGTCCATCACATTCGATGTCGGAAAATTAACATGGATATGGATTGAAGAAGCAACGGAGCTATATGAAGCGGATGTCGATATTCTCGATGACCGACTCAGAGGCGACTTGTCATTCAATCCATTTTTGTATTATCAGATCACGTTCAGCTTCAATCCGGTGTCAGCAACGCACTGGTTAAAAGCAAAATATTTCGACATAAAAAGTGATGATGTATACACACACCAGTCTACATACCTGCAGAACCGGTTCATAGACGAAGCGTATCACCGGCGCATGATGATGCGTAAAGAACGGGATCCTGATGGATATCGGATTTATGGACTCGGTGAATGGGGAGAAACTGGCGGTCTGATTCTTACAAATTATGTGGTCGAGGAATTCAACACATCTTCTGATCGATTTGATTACATGGTAAATTCACAGGATTTTGGATTCAACCATGCGAACTGTATCGGGGAGATTGGATTCAAGGATGGAGATATCTACTTATGCCGGGAATTGTATGTATTTGAAAAAGATACGTCCGAAATCATACAGCTGGCTGAGGGAAAATTCCAGAAGCGAATTACCATGTATTGTGATTCTGCTGAGCCAGACAGGATTAAGATGTGGCAGAAAGCAGGATACAGAGCATGTCCGGTCAAGAAAGAGCCGAACAGTGTAAAAGCGCAGATTGATTACTTAAAGCAGCATACAATCCATATACATCCGTCTTGCGTAAATACGATTAAGGAGATCCAGCAATGGAAATGGCGAAAAGATGAGAAGACGAACACCTTCACAGATGAGCCAGTGAATTTCTTTGATGATGCAATGGCAATGCTCAGATATTCTATTGAGCAGGAGAGAAAAGGCAAAGTGAAGTTAAAGACCTTTAGAGGAGGAATATAAAATGAATGGGAAAAGACCATACAAACTGCCGGAACCGCTTTTATGTTCCGCCGACAAAGAAATCAATATGACATTAGTAGATGAGTATATTCGCAAGCACGAAGAACGAATGCCAAGGTACAGATACCTTGAGAATCTATACAAAGGATTTCACGATGTATTCCGTCTTCCGGAAAAGGAGTCATGGAAGCCGGATAACCGACTGGCGGTGAATTTCCCAAGGTATATCACAGAGACGTTTTTGGGATATGCTTATGGGATTCCGGTTAAAAAATCGCATCCGGACGAAAAAATAAAAGATGCGATCCTTGAATTTGACCGGGATAATGATATCTCAGATCAGGAATATGAGCTGGCGAAGAAGTGCTGCATTTACGGACATGCATTCGAATATTTTTACCAGGACGAAGAAGCAAAGACAAAGACAGTAGTCTGCAATCCAAAAGAACTGTTTGTTGTCTACGATGATACCGTAAAGAGCCGCGCTCTATTTGCAGTGAGATATGGAAAAAAGGACGATAATGTTACAAGGTATGGTGAGATACTTACAAGGACAGAAATAATCCCATTTGATGGAGAAAAGATGCAGGAGAGTATACCGAATCCTTACGGGCGTATTAATTGTGTTGAATACTTGCTGAACGATGAGAGAATCGGTCTGTATGAGGAAGTTGCCGGTATGGTAGAAACATACAACCGAGTGATTGGAGAAAAGGCGAACGATGTAGATTCTTTCGCAGAAGCATATCTTGCAGTGCTGGGCGCCGAACTGGACGAGGAAGGCGTTTATAAAATTCGCGACAACCGGATTATAAACCTTTATGGTACAGATAACGCAAAAGATATTATCGTGCAGTTTCTTGGCAAACCTACGGCAGACGGAACACAGGAAAATCTTTTGAATCGGCTTGAGGATTTGATTTATCAGACAAGTATGGTAGCGAACATCAGTGATGAATCTTTTGGAAATGCTTCCGGAACTTCTCTCGCATACAAATTACAGTCCATGAGCAATCTTGCACTAACATTTGACCGTAAAGTTGAAAAGTCCATGAGGAAACGATATAAGCTGTTTTGCTCCCTTGCAACGAATGTGTCAGATCGGGACGCATGGAAAGATATTGATTTTACAATGAGTAGGAATATCCCAAAGAATCTCTTGGAGGAAGCGCAGACAGCACAGGCGCTTGAAAACATCGTGTCCAAGGAAACGCAGCTGCAGGTCCTCTCGATCGTTAAGGATGTTTCAGAAGAGATTGATCGGATGGAGAAAGAGGAAGAAAAGAAGCAGGAAACAATCGTAGAGAAGCGGATGTTCGGAGGTGCGGCAGATGAGCAGCAGGACGTACTGGAAGAATAGGGAAGAAGAGCAGCGGAAGAAGAATATTAGGGATGAAGCTGAATACGCGAAAGAGATTGAGAAGATCTATGCGAACATGATGGATGAGATTCAAAAAGAAATAAATGGATTCTATACAAAATATGCAAAAGCAGAGGGAATCACAATTGCAGAAGCGAAGAAGCGGGTATCCAAAATGGACATTGATGCGTACAGCCGGAAGGCGGAGCAGTATGTAAAGGATAAGGATTTTTCGAAGGAAGCCAATGAAGAGATGCGACTCTATAACGCAGCTATGAAGATTAACCGGCTTGAAATGCTGAAAGCAAATATCGGAATGCATCTTATTGGTGGATTTGATGAGCTTCAGAAGTATTTTGAGCAGATCCTGACAGAGAAAACGCTGGAAGAATTTGAACGGCAGGCAGGTATATTGGGAAAATCCATTCAAAACAATGCGAAGATGGCACATTCGATTGTGAATGCTTCTTTCCACAATGCGAAATACTCAGACCGTATTTGGATGTACCAGGACATGATGAAAGCAGAACTGTCGAAGCTCTTACAAACAGGTCTGATACAAGGCAAGAATCCAAGAATACTTGCAAGGCACCTTACTAAACTGTTTGGAGTAAGCAGGAAAAATGCGGAGCGACTGATGATAACGGAACTGTCAAGGGTGCAGGCAGAAGCGCAGAAACAGTCTTATATCCGCAATGGATTTGATGAGTATGAGTTTATCGCAGAACCTGCCGCCTGTCCGATCTGTAGATCGTTGGACGGAAAACATTTTAAAGTATCAAAAATGATGCCTGGAGAAAATGCGCATCCAATGCATCCTAATTGTCATTGCAGTACAGCAGCATATACGGATGATAAAGAGTATCATGAGTGGCTGGACGGGTATTCTGAACATGGGATGAACTTTGAAACTTGGAAGAAGAGGGTTGAAAAGAAAACGGATTCTGGTATAATAAAGGCAGATAGAACAGTCAGCGGACATTCTGGTCCTCCTAAAATGGCAGAGGCGGGAATGGTAATAGATCACATTGGAAAAGATGGAAAAGTAGATGTAAGAGCTTTTTACGGAGAGTCAAAATTAAAATCTAAAGATATCCATACAACTGCGCATGGGAATCCCAAGCAGCATCCTTATGGAGAACATGGGGAACACGTACATGATTATACATGGGGAGATGATGGAAGATTGAAGAATAAGACAACTCGCGAATTAAGTGAAGAGGAAAGAAAGGAAAATGGCGATATATTATGAATAAAGATGAAGTAAGACAAATTTTATCCGAGTGTTGCAATGATATTTCTTTCGCTTACAGAGGATTGGCATCGGGAGTGACAGTTGAAGTCAGAGATTACATTCCAACGTATCAAGCGTGGCATGGTAATGATACGAAAGAGTATGATAATGTAGATGAGGTTATGAATGATAAATTTTATAGCGGAAAATCATTAAACGATCTAGTAAAAGAAGTAGAAATTGATGCAATGTAATACCATCGGTCGAGCGGGCTGGTGGTATTTTTGTACTCATTTTGGAGGTGATGCGATTTGATTGAGGTGAGAATTCGACCAGAGCGAATTGAAATCTTTGGACACGCAGGGTATGCAGACCCCGGAAAAGACATTGTTTGTGCTGGTGTCACGGCGCTTACGCAGACGCTGATCCAGTCGATTGATGACTTAACGGATGATGAAATAGAATACAGAATATCTCCCGGAAAGGCTGAGATAGAATACAGGAATCTGTCAGAGAAATCAAAAACTCTGGTGGATTCCTTTTTCGTTGGCATTCGCTTGATTGCCGATGAGTTTCCGGATTATGTAGCAATTATGTAATTCACGCCCAAGTCTTGAAGGCGTAAAAAGCTAGGGGAAAGGACCATGAAGAATGTCATTAAACTTTTAGGAGGTAAAGAAAATGAAGAGCAGGATGTTTAGAATGCTGCAGTTATTTGCAGAAGAAACCGTAGATCACACAGCAGAACCTGATGCGGTGAAAGATAGTGTTAATCCGGAAAACACATCTGATGATAGCGGGGAAGAAAAAAAGTACACAGACAATGATGTGGATGCGATTGTAAACAAAAGATTCGCAAAATGGAAAACTGAGCAGGAACAGGCGGTAAAGAGAGCTAAGGAAGAGGCAGAAAAGCTGGCAAAAATGAATGCTGAGCAGAAACAGAATTACGAGATCGAGAAGTTGCAAAAAGAGAATGAAAAACTGAAGCAGGAGGCTGCAAAGGTTGAGCTTAGCAGAAGCGCCACAGGCATTCTTGCAGAAAAAGGAATTGAAGCAACGCAGGATGTTCTTGATTTTGTTGTAGGGAATGATGCTGATGATACGAATGCAAAAATTGATAAGCTTGTAAAAATCGTGGAATCCCAGCTTAAGAAAGCCGAGATTGCTAGAGCAACCGGAACCACACCAAAAACCATGACGAACTCAGGAAGCCAGTTGTCTGAATTTGAAAAGAGACTTGCAAAGTATAAATAAAGGAGAATGTGAAGATGAAGAACAGAGAATTTATGATGTTGCAGTTATTTGCGGCAGGAGACAATAATGATATGCCGGTAAGAAGCTACCAGCTTGAGTTTAAAAGTCTTTTGCAGGCAGTATTTAAAAAGATGTCCTATTTCGCGGATTTTTTCGGCGGCGAACTTGAGGCACTGGATGGAGTCAGAGAAAACGAAACAGCCTTTTATGTAAAAACATCAGACATTCCGGTTGTGGTTGGAACTGGGTACGATAAAACAGCTACGAAAGCTTTTGGAACGGGAACCGGTAATTCTAGCCGTTTCGGAGAAAGAACAGAGATTATTTACACTAACACACCGGTTAATTACTCTTGGGGATGGAATTTCCATGAGGGGATTGACCGCCACACCGTAAATAATGATTTTGATGTTGCGGTAGCAGATCGCTTGGAACTGCAGTCTCGGGCAAAAACAAAGCAGTTTAATAAGCAGCATGGAAAATTTATTTCCACATCTGCCGGAAAAACTTTAAGCGTTGCTGATTATACGGCAGACAATGTTTTGAAGCTGTTTAATGAGCTGTCTAAGTATTTTAATAACATCGAAGCAGTTGGAACGAAAAAAATTAAGGTTTGTTCCGATCTGTACAATGCCGTCGTGGATCATCCTTTGAATACGACTGCTAAAAACTCCACTGTAAACATTGATGGCAATGAGGTTGTGAAGTTCAAGGGATTCCTTGTAGAGGAGATTCCGGATGAGCTCTTCAAGTCCAAAGAATGTGCCTATGCATATATTGCCGGAGTTGCAAAAGCATTTACTGGAATTAACACAGCGAGAACGATCGAATCCGAGGATTTTGACGGTGTAGCTTTGCAGGGAGCTGGTAAGGCTGGAGAATTTATTCCGAATGACAACAAGAAAGCTGTAGTTAAAGTGTCGGTGGGGGAATAGCACCCCCTGAAGACCTCGCCTTGGTAGGCAGGGGGAAAGTCGGAAAGGCAAAAGTAGGAAAAGTAAAATAGTATAATGGAGGTATTAAAAATGGCATATACACCAACTACATGGAATAATGATGACGTTATTACAGCGGAGAAACTGAATAAGTTAGAGCAGGGCGTGAAGAATGAGCAGATTGGACCAGCAGGACCAGCAGGACCAAAAGGCGAAAAAGGCGATCCGGGTGCGCAGGGACCTGCTGGAACAAGTTACACTCTTCCAGCAGCAAACAAGACAACGCTTGGCGGTGTGAAACAGATGTCTTTGATTGCAGATTTGTCCACAGAAACAGGGGCTGATTTAAAAAATAAAATCAATGCAATTCTTGCTGAAATGAAAAAACAGGGTATCATGGCGAATTCGTAAGGAGTTGAAATTGAATGCTGGATGATTTAAAAAAACTTCTTGGAATCGAGGATGATTCTCTTGATCAGAAACTGGAGTTGATACTCAGATCTGTGCAGGGGCGACTAAAGCTCCTGCTCGGAGGAATTGAAGTACCGCAAGAAATGAATCACATTGTCGTGGAAGTGGCAGTGATCCGGTTCAATCGGTTGGGTTCCGAGGGTATGTCATCACACAATGTTGAGGGAGAGAATATGTCCTACAATGACAATGATTTTGATGGATTTATGAATGAGATACAGGCTTTTCTTGACTCACAAAAAGAATCAAAACGAGGAAGGGTGAGATTTATTTGAGATGCGATACAGAAGTTTTCTTTCAGTCGATCGTACCTGGGGAGTATGACGAAGCTACCGGGGATTATAGAGATGATACAGTATCAGAAGAGAAAAGACACGCCAGTGTGACAGATACCGGCACAGAGACAATGAACCTTGTATATGGATCCATAAATCAGGGAAGCAAGACGGTGCGGCTACAGACGCATTACAAAAAGTCGTTTGATTGTATCCGGATAGGCAACGCCTTATACAGAGTGGATTTTGAACGAAAACTGCGAACAAAGCACGTGTTTGTAGTATCGGAGGTGCAAAGTGGCAGAAATTAAATTTGAGGGAATCGCAAAGCTGAATAAAGGCTTAAGAAAGCGAATGGATATGAGTGCGGTCAAGAGCACCGTAAAATTGAACGGCTCTGAGATGGAATCAAGGGCGAAAAGAAACGCAGTATTCAAAGGGCATTACGCATGGGAAGAAGGAAAAGGCATGGTATTCAAAAAGCCGACAGGGAATTTGAAACGGAGTATAGATTTAGAAATATCTCCGAATGGACTGAAGGCTACTGTGGAACCGAAGGCAGAGTATGCTGCTTATGTAGAATTAGGCACTCGTAAGATGGAAGCCCAACCCTATTTAAAACCCGCATTTGAGGAGCAGAAGAAACAGTTTGAAAAAGATTTACAAAAGCTTGTGAGGTGAGACATGGATCCACAGCAAGAATTATTTACAGAATTATTTACAGAATTACTTACAGAGATCAAAAAAATAGGATATGACGTATACGACGGCTTCTTACCGCCGGATGGTACGCCGTATCCTTTTGTTTATCTTGCAGATAGCCAGCAGACGGACGATGCCAATAAAACGGCTGTGTTTGGCAATGTGTATCAGACCATTCACGTCTGGCACAACAATCCAAGACAGAGGGGAACGGTGTCAAAAATGTTGCTGGCGATTAAAAATGTGTGCAGAAGAATGGATCATACCGAAAATTTTGCATGGAATGTCCGGAATGTAAATCAAAGAATTTTACCGGACACAACAACAAAGCAGCCTCTTTTACATGGGTTGCTAGAAATAGAATTTAGTTTTAGTTAGAGAGGAGAAAAAGCATGTTTGAGACAGGATTACAGTTATTTGCAGAGGCGGTATCTGGCAAGAAAATTGTATATTTGTACCGCCTTGCAGAAAAAGCGAAACAGGAAGCAGCAAAGAATCTTGCGTTTACAACGGAGAATGGAAGAACCAAGAGTAAGGATGCAGATTCTACTGCAACGAAAGACGGTACAATCCGTACACCAGGAGCTGCGGAGACAGAAATTACAGCCACTGCTGTTTTGGCAAAAGGCGATAAATTGATCACAGAACTTGAGGACGCTATGGATTCCGATAAACTTCTTGAAATTTGGGAAGTAAACCTTGAAGAAGCAGCGGAAGCGGGTCCGAATAAATTTAAGGGAATGTATTTCCAAGGATATCTCACAGAAGTTGAGGTCACGTCTTCTGCAGATGAGAATGTGGAAGTATCCCTTACTTTTGGCATCAACGGATCAGGTAAACGCGGAGATGTAACCGTGACAACGCAGCAGCAGGAAATCGCGAATTACGTGTTTAAGGACAGCGTGAAAGAGGGGGAATAATGCCCTCTGACGATGTAGCCTTAATCGGCAGAGGTAAAGTAGGAAAGGCAAAAGTAGGAAAAGAATAGATCATGTACATAGAGGGCGGCAAGACCGCTCTCTTTTTAATGGAGGAATAAAAAATGATGGAATTAACAATTAACGGACAGGTGTACCAGTTTAACTTTGGAATGGGATTTTTGAGAGAAATCAACAAGCAGACGAATATGCCTGTGGATGGATTGCCGGGAGTAAAAAAAGACGTAGGATTCCGGTATGCGCTTATGAACTTAATAAATGGTGATCCGGATGCATTGGTAAACATTCTTGATGTTGCGAATAAAGGGCAGAATCCGAGAGTGACAAGAGGCCTTTTGGATGAGTATATCGACGATGAGGACACAGATATTGATGAGCTTACAGAAACAGTAATGGGTTTCTTGAAGAGTGCCAATGCTACGAAAAAAGCTACAAAAGAGATTGTGGACGCTGTGGAGAAAGAGAAACAGAGAATGGAAGAGGAAGAAGCGAAGAAGAGAGAGTTGATGATGTAGATTTTGAAGAATCCTACAGAGAGGCGGCGTTGAATTGTTTCCGATATCTTGGCTTTAAAAGCTTTGAAGAAGTGGATAGGTTGACAATTCCAGAATACACCCTGCTCATGGAGGCTGTGCAGCTAAGAGAAGTAGACAGGGACTACCGAAATCATCTGCAGGCATTCTTAAATTTTGCTGTAAAAGCAGAGAAAAAGGTTGGAAAGAATAGGTCGAAACCAGTGTATCAGAGATTCAGAAAATTCTTTGATTACGAAAAAGAAGTGGATCGCATAAAGAGCCGCAAGAAGAAAAATGAAAGATTAGACATAATCGGCAGGATGATGAAAGGAGAGTGATGGCATGGCAGAAAGTTATTCAGTAAAGGCAATATTATCTGCACAGGATAGAGGATTTACGTCTGCTTTCAAATCTGCAATGGGTACCGTAAGCAATTTAAAAAGCACGCTCACGAGTGGAATAGGGTTCGGGATCATGGCCGGAATTGGGCAAAAGGCATTTGGTGCTGTCACATCCAGTATTGGTGGTATGGTGTCAGAGTTAAATTCTTCCAGCGCTGCATGGAAAACATTTAATGGAAACATGTCGATGGTTGGAAAAGGCGCTGACGAGATTGCATCTGTAAAAAAGGAATTGCAAGAGTTTGCAGAAGATACGATTTATAGTGCATCTGATATGGCGAGTACTTATGCGCAGTTGAGTGCAGTTGGGATTAAAAGCACGAACAAGCTTGTAAAGGGATTCGGAGGGCTTGCTGCGGCGGCTGAGAATCCAAAACAGGCAATGAAGACTTTAAGCCAGCAGGCTACACAGATGGCAGCAAAGCCAACAGTTGCATGGGCGGACTTTAAACTCATGATTGAGCAGACTCCGGCTGGTATATCAGCAGTCGCAAAAGAAATGGGTATGACTACCACGGAGCTTGTACAGAATGTGCAGGACGGGAAAATCGCGACAGAAGATTTCTTTGATGCTATCGCAAAAGTCGGCACAAATGACGCGTTTACGAAGCTTGCTACAGAGTATAAGACTGTAGATCAGGCAATGGATGGTCTGACCGAAACAGTAAGCAATAAGCTGGCGCCGTCATTTGATGTTTTGTCCGGTCGAGCGATTAAGTCCTTGGACGGGATAATCAATAAAATTGGAGATTTTGATGGAAATGAAATCGCAGGGAAATTAACTGGATTTCTCGATAAAGCAAGCGGGTACTGGAATGTTTTAAAAACAGAAGCATTGGAAGTAAAGATCGCTTTTGGAGATGCTTTTTCCGCAATCGGAGAAGATTTGGGGAAGATTACTGGTGCGTTTGGTTCCACGGAAAGTATCAGTTCTTTTAGCAGTGCAATGGATTCTGCGAGCGGAGCATTGAAAACCTTTGCTGGATTCCTAGAGGAACATTCCGAAATTATCGCGAAAGTAATATCAAAACTCCCACAGCTTTTCGTGGCATATAAAGGCTTTAAGATTGCAAAAAGTGTTGCTCCATTTGTAGGCGCATTCACGAGTGCGATTGCTGGACTTGCCGGAGCTGGAATAAGTAAAATTGCTGGAAAATTGTTTGGAATCTCTAAAGGGCAAGAAGCGGTCGGTAAAAGCAGTGCTGCAAGTTCCAAGAAAATGCTTGCGTCCGCTAAAGCATTTATGATGCTTGGAGCAGGGGTTGCGTTAATCAGTGGCGGATTTTTCTTGTTGGCGCAAGGTGCAAAAGCAGTGGCGGATTCCGGGCCATTGGCCGTTGCTGTTTTAGTTGGAATGGTAGGTGCTTTAATTGGGTTGAGTATTGGAATGATGAAAATGCTTTCCGCAATGTCTGGCGGCACAAAGAAACTTACTGCTATGTCTACTGCAATGTTAGCGCTTGGAGGAAGTATTTTGCTGATAAGTGCAGCATTTTGGGTGCTGTCAGATGCGGCAATTAGAGTTTCAGAAGCAGGTCCTTTAGCAATAGGCGTTTTAGTTGGAATGGTAGCGGCAATTGCAGGCCTTTTGATCGTTGCAAAAATGGTGGCTCCAACATTGACGGCTGGTGCAGTTGGTTTTGTAGCGTTTGGAGCAGCTGTTGTTTTAGCGGCAGCCGGAATTGCTATACTAACCGCATCTGCGATTTCTCTTGCGAATGCAGGACCGCTTGCCATTGGAGTGATGTTTGGTCTGATCGTAGCAATTGGTGGATTGATGGTCGTAGCGGCAGCAGTCGCACCAGTTTTAACTGCAGGAGCTGTTGGACTGATTGCATTTGGAGCGGCAGCAGTCCTTGTAGGGGCGGCGGTTTTGCTTGCAAGCGCAGGATTAACTTTGGTTGCAAGCGTGCTTCCTATTGTTGCTGAGTATGGATTACAGGCATCCGTGGCAATCGGAGCATTAGGGGCAGCAATGACAGTGTTTGGAGCAGGGACGATTGTAGCAGGAGCTGGATGTACGGTTCTTGCAGTTGGATTGTTGGCAGTAGGAGTTGCAGTGCTTGGTGTCACGGTGGGAGTTGTTGCATTTGGAGTGGCGATGACAGCAGCGTGTGTTGGTGTACTGGCAATGGCAGCGGCACTATTGGCGGTTAATTCCAGTATGAAGTCGATTGCAAAGAATGCGAAAACAGCACAGAAATCTATCGAGAGCATGAAAGATTCTGTAAGCATTGTGAATGATGGACTTGATGCTCTTGGAAATAAAGCGAAAAGTGCGGTGAAATCTATTGTAAGTGTGTTTGATAACGGAGCTGGAAAAGCGAGAAGCTCTGGGCAGAAACTTGGGGACAGTGCAAAAGAGGGTGTGCAGAACGGACTACAGCCAACACAGGCAGTCGCAATCAAAACTGTATCTGCAGTATTATCATCTTTGTCTTCTGGGGCGAGCGGAGCATACAGTAGTGGTTACAACATAGGTTTAGGTTTCGCGAATGGTATGTCGGCAACATTAGGATATATCAGATCAGTTGCAGCACAAATGGCTGCGGCTGCAGATGCGGCAGTCAGGGCAAAAGCAAAAATCCACAGTCCGTCAAGAGTATTTGCTGGGCTGGGTGTCTATGTAGGAGAGGGATTTGCGCTTGGAATTGAGTCGATGTCCAGAAAGGTTGCAGAAGCTACGCAGAACATTGTGGAGATCCCAACATTATCCACAGACATGAGAATGCGAGCTTCCGGTGCTTTGGATTCTGAACTTTCCGGCGACTATTCGTACAACAGAAATGCTACATACACAATTGTTGTACCGGTTGAGTACAACGGGCGTGAAGCGGCTCGGGTTACAACGGAGTTTACACAGAAAGAGCTGGAAAGCCGAGAGAGCATGAAGATGAGACTGAAAGGAGAAAGAAGCCATGTATGAGTTTGTGGATACAAATAAGGCGGGGAGCAAGAGTTCCCTGCCGAGTGAGGCTCTGCAGATTGATGGGACATATATTGAAAATTTGATTGATGGATACAGAACTCTGTACGTGACCGGTCGTGAGCTTTTGGGATCGGAAATTTCGGAGAGAGAAATTGATCTTGTGGATGGGTCCGAGTATACGGGAAAGCGAGATACAACCAGAAGTATTACAGTTGGATACCAGTTGCTTTGCACATCTCCTAGAGAGTTTCAGGAAAAATTCAACAAACTCTCTGGAATCTTAAATAAGGAACAGGCAAAGCTGATTTTTGCAGATGAACCGGATAAATATTTTATCGGGACGAAATCAAGTGTAGGAGATGTGGAGCCAGGCAGATTGAACGTAAAAAGCGAATTTACTTTTTATTGTTGTGATCCACGGAAATATTCAGCAGCGGAAAAATCGTTTACTGCCCATCAGGAAAGCGGATATCAGACGCTTACTATTGTAAATGGTGGTACAGAATCCGTTCCGGTAAGCTACGATATCACTCACAACCATGAAAATGGATTTATTGGGATTGCCAGTAAATACGGTGCAATACAACTCGGCAAGATCGAAGAAGCAGACGGCGAAGACTATAAGGCGTCAGAGATACTGTCAGAGGGGTATAGCCTGTTTCAAGACGATCACGGTACTTCTCATCAAAATCCGGAGAATACCACACAAGGAACGCTGGAAGTGCGGGACGTTGCCGGATACAGCGTAATGGCTTTAAAGGGTGGGCAGGCTACGAACGGACACTGGAATGGAGGTATGAAAACCATGGTCATTCCTGCGGACAGCGAGGGTAGACGTGGGGCGAAGAACTTTTACTGCTATACCCAGCACTGGTTCGAGACTGGATTGATGGGACAGACGGGAGCACAGACTATTGCGTTTCTTACAGGAAAAAATGAAGTGATCTGCTCTATGTCCATAAATAAAAGCGATTCTGTTGGTAATACGGCACATGTGGACTGGTTCGCACCACAAAACAAGAAGATCAAGACACTGGATTTCCAGCCGACAGCTTATGAGGGAAACCCGTTTAATTTAAAGATGGGTGGCGGTCATAATGATTTCTTAAAAGAGGGTGACCGGCTTCGGATCTTTTGGTACGGTCAGTATTATTACTTTACTATCCCGGAGATTAAAGACATGGCGTGTGAGAAGATACAGGTCTGGATCGGGCAGTGGGGAAGTAGAGATCTTGGAAATCAGCTGGTTACGCACAATTATTTAAAAAGTATCTGGTTCCGCAAGGATAACGTGGAAAAATACAGAGATGTGCCGAACCGGTATAAGTCCGGAGATGTGGTCTATATTGATGGAAATGATACAGCGGTTTATGTAAACGGGATGAAGCGGATGGAAGATGAAATCCGAGGAAGTAAGCATTTTCTGGTACCGCCGGGAGAGACGGAGATCCAGTTCTCCTACTCGGCATTTAGCAGTCCTCCACCAACGATTAAAGCCAAAATAAGGGAGGCGTATTTATAATGAATGAAATCAGAATTGCCGTACTGAATCCACATGACAGGGTGCTTGCATTTTTGGATAACACCCATCGAAACTCTATGCATTATTGGAACGATGAGCTCCATGAATATCTGCAGGGGACAGCGAATACATACGCATTTACGGTAAGTTCCAAACACGAGGATGCGGCGTATATCGTAGAAGGGAATAAAGTAGCCTTTGTATATAACGGAAAAGACTACTATCTGAATATCGTACATGTGGAAAAGGATGAATTTACAGTTACTGCGACAGCATGGTCTTTAAGTTTCGAATTGATCAATGAGAATGTGGGTGCGTACAAATCTGAAAGCGCAATGAGCTTTGAGGAATATGTAACTGCCTTTGATCCGGAACGTACCGTGCGGATCGGGATCAATGAAGTGTCAGATAAGCGGATTTCAAACGAATGGACAGGTGAGGCAACGGTACTGTCCCGTTTATTTTCCGTGGCGAATGTATTCGATGCGGAGATTGAGTTCCAGACTGTGTTAAATGATGATTATTCACTGAAAGAAATTGTAATGAACGTGTATCGGGAACACTCAGACAATAACACGGGAGTTGGGGAGTTCCGGGGAGATATCAAACTGCGGTACGGGAAAAATGTTACCGGCATCCGGAAGGAATCCAGTATCGAAAATCTGTACACCGGTATCCGTCCAACAGGAAAGGATGGACTGACTATACAGGGAATTGAGAAAGAAGAGCTGGATGAGAACGGCGTAGTAGAGTTTTATACACAAGGTCCAGATATCCGGGCGCCGCAGGCAAGGGACAGATTTCCATCAAACCTGATAAACAAGGAAGATGGATACATCTTTATGCCAAAATCCTACGATACGGATAACAAAGACAAACTGTACAGTATGGCGCTATCGGACTTGAGAACAGCATCTGAACCGGTCGTGACTTATGATGTGACGGGATACTTTGATACCGCTATCGGAGATACCGTGGAGATCGAAGATGAGGAGTACGTTCCTACCTTATACTTGAGTGCAAGAGTATCGGAGCAGGTTCGCAGTTTCACGAATCCGCAAGCAAACAAGACGGTATTTACAAACTACAAAGAGCTGACATCGGAAATTTCGGACAGCTTATTACAGAGGATGCAAGACCTTATTAATAAAAATAAGGTTTATACTTGCTCTATCTCAACAAACAATGGCATTATCTTTAAAAATGGCATTGGTAGCACTACTCTGACCGCTTGCGCTTACGATAACGGCGTGGATGTGGCAGACAAGCTACAATTCCGATGGAGCAAGGATGGACATGAGTTTTATGTTGGTAAGAGCGTTACGGTAAATGCTACGGACGTGGATACAAAGGCGGTGTACTCGTTTGAGGCTCTGGAAAATGGGATAAAACGTGGGTATTACGAGGTCACAATCACGGATGTAATGGATGGAGAGGATGGAAAAGACGGGGAACAGGGTCCGCAAGGTGAGAAAGGAGAGCAAGGCGAACAGGGACCTCCGGGTCCACAAGGCGCTCCGGGATTGGATGGTATACAGGGTCCAAAAGGGGATCAGGGAATCCCGGGAAAAGATGGGAGGGACGGAAAAACACAGTACACCCACATCGCCTATGCGAACAGCGCAGACGGTAGGACAGATTTTTCCGTGTCCGACAGTAATAGGGAATATATCGGAATGTATGTCGATTTTATTCCGAACGACAGCACAGACCCAACAAAATACGCATGGAGCAAGATCAAAGGCGCAAACGGGGAAAACGGAACACCCGGAAAGCCGGGAGCTGATGGAAAGACCACGTATCTACATATCGCCTATGCAAACAGCGCAGATGGCAAGACGGGATTTTCCACCACGGATGGTACAAATAAGCTCTATATCGGGCAGTATACAGATTATACACAGGCAGATAGTACAGATGCTGCGAAGTATACATGGACAAAGATCAAAGGCGAACAGGGGGAACGTGGTCCACAGGGAGTTCCCGGTCTGCAAGGGGTACAAGGTCCTAAAGGTGAACAGGGAATACAGGGACCTCAAGGAAATACAGGTGCTACTGGACCGCAGGGACCAGCCGGACAGTCCACCTATTTTCATATTAAGTATTCCTCAGTTGCGAATCCTACATCAAGTAGCCAGATGACGGAAACGCCGTCTACATACATTGGTACTTACGTAGATTTTACGCAAGCAGATAGCGAAGATCCAAAGAAATATGCCTGGTCACGCTTCCAGGGAGTGCAAGGACCACAGGGAACGCAGGGGATTCCGGGGACAAATGGCGCAAACGGCAAGACAAGCTATCTTCACATTAAATATTCTAATGATGGAGGAAAAACGTTTACCGGAAACAGCGGAGAAGATGTAGGAACGTATATTGGTACTTGCGTGGATTACAATCAGTCCGATCCTGCAAGTGTTGGATCTTATAAGTGGGCGAAGATTAAAGGAGAACAAGGTGCGACAGGACCACAAGGAGCAACGGGACCACAGGGGCCGGCGGGGGCATCTGGAAGAGGGATAAAAACTATTACGGAATATTATTTGATTTCTTCCGCAAAAACAGGAATTACAACGGCGTTAAGCGGTTGGAGTACATCAATTCCTACGATGACAGCAACAAATAAATACTTGTGGAACTATGAAAAATTTACGTTTACAGATAATACGACAGCGACCACTACGCCAAAAATAATCGGGATATACGGAGACAAAGGAACAACAGGGGCTACCGGTCCACAAGGACCGCAGGGGGCAACTGGTGCAACGGGACCGCAAGGGGCAACTGGAAACGGAATAAAGTCTATCACGAATTATTATCTTGCAACGGCAAGCGGAAGCGGTGTGTCGGCGTCCACATCAGGATGGACTACAACTGTACAAGCAATAACGGCGTCAAAAAAATATCTGTGGAATTATGAAGTTGTTACCTATACAAATGGTAGCACGTATCAATCAGCACCATGTATCATCGGAGTATATGGTGATAAGGGAGCGACCGGTGCTACAGGAGCAACAGGACCAAGTGGCATAATTGTATCTTCTACGGCTCCGTCAAATCCTAAAGTTGGCCAGTTATGGCAGACAGCATCCGGTCAGCCGATCAAGCGGTGGGATGGAAGTAGGTGGGTGATCCATTATATTTCTGTTGATAACTTAAACGCACAGACTTTAAGTGCGATAGCGGCAGATCTTGGAACTGTAACTGCCGGACTTATTAAGGATAAGAATGGAACAATGCTTATCGATGTTACATCCGGAAAGATTATTAGCAAGAAAATCGTGCAAGGAGCAGTGGAAAATGTTGCGTCATTGAGTAATGCGTATTTGGCTTTCTCTGGTAAGGCTCCGACAACAGATCGAGCTACTATGAGCGTGAACTTGCAAAACATCATGTTTACAAATGAAAATACGAGAAAAGCAACGACAATCCAGTTTGAGGATGAAATGATATATGCAAGAAATTCTGCATCCCCACGTATAAGCATATATGCGTATCGCAATTACGATTCCGGTACCGTGAAAGGTCCATATACAAGTGCAAACTCCGCTAATAACATCCGTATAGAACTAAAAAGAAGAGGATGTATGGTAACATGCAAGATCACAATGATTGCACAATTTCCGGGAAGTGGCGAATACGGGCCATTCAACGAAGTGAAAATTCCAGTAGGATATCGACCGGTTATGGATTTCTTTGCTCCCTATAGTGAAGTTTCAGGACCTAACATATTTGGAACGGGAAGATACGGTATAGGAAAAGATGGGGGGATCAAGATTTATGTGGAGAATGCCGGATGGACAGAACGTCACGCAACGTTCACGTGGATTACAGATGATTGATTAAAGGAGCGAATATGGAGATTAGAGCAAGACCGTGATGGTCTTATTTTTATACTTAAAAAACCGGAGGGAAAACATGACAGAAAATGAAGTAGAAGTGAAACTTGCAGAGCACGGAAAAGAAATCGGCTCATTAAAGCATCGAATGAAAGAAGCAGAGGACGTTGTGAGCGTGGTACATCAATTAGCACAGGAAATGGTGGGGTTGACCAAAGAGGTCGGCTTTATGAACCAGACGCTGGTGCAGTTAACCGCAAAAGTGACGCATCTGGAGCAGACACCAGCCAAACGGTGGGATGGGGTCGTGACAGCACTGATCGGAGCCGTGATCGGGGCTGTAGTAGCAATGTATTTGTAAAAAGGAGAATGAAAAATGAAGAAGATTAACTGGATTGTAAGAATTAAAAACAAGGCTTTCTGGGTAGCGCTGATCCCAGCACTCTTGCTGTTGGTACAGGCTATTGCGGCAGTGTTTGGATTTGCGATCGATCTCGGAGACCTTGGGGATAAGCTGTTGACCGTAATCAATGCGCTCTTTGCAGTACTGGCAATCCTTGGTGTAGTGGTAGACCCAACAACACCGGGAACAGGAGATTCAGATCGGGCGCTTACATATAAATAGATTCTGGAGAGCTTGGAAACAGGCTCTCTTTTGTTGTGCGACATCGCACGGTAGGAGGTGAGAACATGAGCGAACAGAACGAATTTGGCAGAGTATCCGTAGAGGAACTGGAAAAAGCATTTGAAACAGAAGAGCAGGAGGAAGAGAAAGAATGAAAATTGGCTTAAGGGGAGGGCATTCCCCAAATTGTAAGGGCGCGATTGGTCTGATCGATGAGCAGGCAGAAGTGCGGAAGATTTACAATGAGCTTGCACCAATGTTGCAGGCTGTCGGTCATACTGTGGTTGATTGCAATTCCAACGCATCCAATGTGTCTGGCGAGCTGTCTGACGGCACAAATAAGGCGAATGGGGCAGGATGTGATATCTATGTCACCTTGCACATGAATGCGGCAGGAGCGGCGTCAGCCGGCGGTACAGAGGTGTGGTTATACGATGCATCTAACCAGACAATGAACACGATCGCAAGCAATATCTGCCAGAATTTCGCAAATAAAGGATTTGCTAACCGTGGTGTAAAGTACAGTTCAGGCTATCATGATCTGAATGCATCTAATATGCCTGGCATGATCGTGGAGACATTATTCTGCACTGGCACAGGTGATGTAGCAAGGTATCGGAATTTAGGCACAAAAGGAATTGCTGGGCTGATTGCAAAGGCAATCGACAGTAGAGCGTCTGCATGCAGCGAACAAAAAAAACAGAATACAGGAATCGAACAGGAAGGAGAAGAAGAGATGAAATGTTTATTTACAGTAGAGGGAAAAGGTGCAGTGTATTATTTTGACGGTCAAAAAGTAATAACATTGGGTCATCCAGA